CCCCGAAGGCTCCCATCGTGGACTTCGTTAACGGTTCCCGCTTCACCGAGTCCAACCTCGACACCGCTACCCGCCAAGGCTCGTTCATCGCCGCCGAAGGTGCTGATGCTGCGTCCCCGGCTGGTCTGGCCGGGGTCATCCAACAGGTTGCTGACTTCTCCGCGTCTGCGGGTGTGGCCCGTGACCAAGCGGTGGCTGCCAAGAACACGGCTGTGGCCTCATCCGATGCCGCTAGCCTGTTCGCGTCCAACGCCAACGACAGCGCTATCTCTGCGGCTACTGACGCGGCCCTCGCCCTGAACAACAAGAACCTTAGCGACACGGCTGCACTCAATGCAGCGACCAGCGCTAGCGAAGCCTTGGGCTACCGCAACTCCGCCAGCACCCACGCCACCAACGCGGGTAACAGCGCCACGGCGGCGGCTGCGAGCGCCACCACGGCCTCGGATGCGCAGGCTGCCGTGGCTACCTCCGCTTCCAACGCGGCGGCTTCTGCGGATGCTGCTTCCAGTACAGCCCAGCAAGTGGCGGATAATACAGCGTCAGCCCTGACATCCAAGAACGAGGCGGCTGAAAGCGCCCTGAGTGCGGCCACTAGCGCCACCCAGTCGGCTAACTCGGCAACGGCTGCGGCTGGCTCTGCCACGTCCGCAGGGACAGCGCGAGACTCCGCAGTATCCAGCGCCACTAACGCGGGCACCAGTGCTAGCGCAGCTAGCTCGTCGGCCACCACGGCCACGAACAAGGCGAGTGAGGCCAACACCAGCGCCCAGAATGCCGCGACCAGTGCAGCACAAGCTGCATCATCTGCGGCGAGCATTAACCCTAATGATCTAGTCCACCTAAGTGGTGTAGAAACTATCACGGGGGCGAAGACGTTCACGGGCACCACGGTTGTTCCGACGGTGGCGAACCCGTCCGCGACCCCAACCGTGGCGGTTAACTTCAACTCAGCACGCGGTGGGCTTGTCCTTAACGCGTGGCCTACAGTATCTGGCGTGACGAACAACGTGGTGTACATAGGCTGGCATGGTGCCGATGGGCGTCTTATTGCGCAGGTGGACGGGTCGTCTCTAGGCTCCGTGGTAACCTCCGGGATGGCCCACAGCGGGAAGATTGGGACTCTTGCATTTGCCCACTTTAACACCCAAGGCGTAGCTCGTGGGTACGGGGACATCGCAGGGGGGGACGAGCTACTCCCAGCTTCCCCCGTTTCCCACCAAGGCACAACGCCCTTCCTAGGGGTGTGGACGTGTCTAGGATACTGCGTTGGGTCTACTGACCCAGCATCCCCCAGTGCGAAGACGATGTGGCTGCGCACTTCATAACTTTAGAAAGACCATGCTTCTTGTCCTAGCCCTCTCCCCTCTCCTCCTGTGGTATCTCTACGCAGTAGTGATGGCCCTCGTGTCTGCCCGTGACCGCTACAGCGGCACGCTCCCTTGGCCCATCCGGGCCTTGGGTTACCCGGCGCTCGGGGTGGGGCTGGCGATTGACCTACTGGTCAACGTCACCCTCTGCACCCTCATCTTTCTGGAGCTTCCCCGGGAGCTTACCGTGTCTGGTCGCCTATGGCGTATCAGCAATGCGGAAAGCTCTTGGCGCCAGCGCACAGCCCTCTGGCTTCGCGTGAATCTCCTTGACCCTCTCGACCCCTCTGGCATACATAAAGGCTAAACCATGAACGACACGCTCACCGACTTGGTGCAGGCAACACCTCCGGTGAGTATCAACACGATGCTGCTGGCCGGTATCCCTCTGGCCCAGTGGGTCATCATCCTGAACTTCTCATACATCGCGCTGCTGCTTGCCTACAAGCTGTGGCGTATCTGGAAGGAACACCGTGGCCGCTGATAACGACACACTTGGCCTGATTCACAAGGCCCTCGCGGAACAGTTCCTCGACATCCTCACCAACGGCATCCCCGTGGAGAAGGTTGACGGGGACGGTAACGTGACCACCCTCACCCGTAAGCCCACTGCCGCTGAGTATTCAGTGGTGGTGGCCTTCCTCAAGGCGAACAGCATCACCGCTGACGTTGAGGAGAATGACGCCCTTGCCATGCTCAAGAAGAAGATGGAGGAGAAGCGCAAGCAGCGCCCTACCTTGGCCGATCACCTTGATATGCCTCGTCACTGATGGCACAGGAATCCGCTGCCGCAGCACTCCTGCGCCTGCGCAAGCTCCATGCCGTCCAGCAGCACTACTCCGAGTTCCTCCCCTTCCTTGAAGCGGTGATGGAACTGCTGGGGTTCCGGTGCTCTGCTATCCAGCGGGACATCGCGCAGTTCATCGCCTACGGGCCACACTACCTAATGGTCAAGGCCCAGCGGGGCCAAGCCAAGACCACCATTGCCGCAGCCTACGCGGTGTGGTGCCTAATCCATGACCCGAAGTTCCGGGTCTTCATCGTGTCCGCTGGCGGTGGGCAAGCATCTGACATCGCCATCCTTATCATCCGTATCATCATGAACATGGATGAACTGGAGTGTATGCGCCCGGACACGAACAACGGCGACCGCTCCTCCGTGGAGCACTTCGACGTTCACTACAACCTCAAGGGTGTGGACAAGTCCCCATCCGTTAAGTGCCTCGGTATCACCGCCAACTTGCAGGGTAACCGTGCCGACCTGATTCTGGCTGACGACGTTGAATCCAAGAAGAACTCCCAGACTGCCACCATGCGTGCGCAACTCATGGAGCTTACGCTTGACTTCACCTCGATCTGCTCAACGGGTCGCATCATCTGGTTGGGAACGCCTCAGTCACAGGAATCCATCTACGCTAGCCTTCCGGGCCGGGGTGTGGTGGTTCGCGTGTGGCCGGGCCGTTA